TGGCACTATGACAAGACCGGAGACATTGTAAAAGCAATTGAATTGTTGCTTTTGTCTTGCTCTATCATTGGCATCAGAACTGGCTACCAAAGAATACAATAATTAGTGAAGGTTAAATTAATGGGTAAAGCACTTCAGCAATGGGGTGCTTTTTTAATACTATGAAAAACACCAAGGACATATTGCTCATTCTTTGCCTCCTATTTGGATTGGCAATTTACCTTGACATAAGGTTTAACAATCCATTCAAATCCAATGACACCATAATTTCAAGAGATAGCATCATTGTCAACCTACCATCACAAACATTCAACTTGCCACCTTCAGCACCAATAAGTGTGGTCAATAATCAATTGCCTTCCAAGATAGATACTGGGGCAGTTTTAAAGGCTTTCTTTAGTGAAGTGACCTACTTGGATAGTGTGGACAATGATACCCTTAAAATCGTTTTAAAAGAGGTAATAAGTAGAAATGCCATTGTCTCAAGGGAATTGACTCATCGGCTCAAGATACCCATCACAAAAGTCATTGAAACAACTTATCAACCAAAAGGGATGTTCTATTATGGAGCATCAGCAACATATGGACAAACACTTGGCTTGTCTCCAATGGTAGGCTACAAAAACAAAAGGGAGCAATTTTACTTTGGCTCTTACGATCCAATCAACAAGTCATTCCAAGTTGGTGGGATGTTGCCTATAAGGAAGTTCAGACCTTGAAATTAGCCACACACTTTTTGACCTCTATCCAATAGGCTTCATTCTCCTTATCTTGCACTATCATTTTGTCAATGTAATCCATAGTGTCACCAAAGGATTTCTTGTGCAACAAATCATAATTGTTGAACCAGTTCAAGAAAAACAATTCACTTGCCTTTTCCTTTGGATTAATCATTGTCCAAAACTTTTGGGTGTACAAAGATGCAATTCTTGTAAGACCTTACTCGTAACATAACCTCACCACCATTAGACTGATTAGTTAAAGATGTGTTGCCTTCAATGGAATGGAATTGGAATGGCTCAAGATGAGCAAGAAAGATTCCGGTGTGGTCATATCTTTTGTCACCATTGAAATCAAAAAAAACTATATCACCCGGTAGAGGCTTGGTGGTTATTTCGCCAGTCTTTTTGAAATGTGCCACGGCAGTTTGACAACCGGCAAAGCCTTTGCTGAATCCTATCCTACCAAGGTTTGCATCAGCTTGGTCATAAACCCAAGAGACAAACATTCCACACCAAGCCAATCCATCCAATCCAAACCATTTACCATACTTGGTCTTGTTTGAATTTCTTGGGAATTCCTTATATCCCAATTCGCCATTTGCTATCTTCAATATCTTTAGAGCCTTCATCTACGAAAATAAAAGTTATCTTTTTTTCAAGTCTATTAATCTTATACTTCAACCTATTCCCATAGTTCCAAAGCCTTCTTTTGTCATAAGGTTTAGCCTCATCTGAATGATACCAAATTTGGAATTCAGCATAATGCTTTTTCAACCTATGATACACTTCAAGTGTGTCGGTAGTCTTTTCGCTAAAGGGAATAGGTGGAAGTTCTTTGGGTGTGGCTACCATTCAAAGTATGAGTTTTTCCAATTAAGATGCACTCCAATGGTTGTCAGCATTGATAGGAAGGTAGTGGATGCCCAAAACCTTTTGCCTCTCTTTTGCTTTTTGATTTCCTTGCTTGTCTCAATTGCCATTGCCATATTTTGTGAAGCAAGTGTGTCATTGTATTCTTGCAAGTTCTTCATTTCTCTTTTCAGAGTGGTGATGGCATTCTCTTTTTTTGCATAGTCTATATAAAGCAAAGTCAATTCTGCCTTGGCTTTCTTCAGTTCTATACGATCCAAGTCACATTGGTTCAAGTCAGCCATCAACATTTCCATCAATGACTTGGGTGTATAAACCAAAGTGTCTCCCCAGTAGATGTTATTGGAAAGAGTATCGGTTTGAGAGAATGTTGGTAATGTTTTCAGAAGCAGAACGATTAATAGGATTTTTTTCATTGCGTTTGTATTTGATGATTGTTAAAGGTTTTTGATTTAGTTCTTGTTGTAACTCATTGCACTTGATAATTAGTTGGGCATTCTCATTTAAGAGGTCAACCTCTCTTTCATCCCACTTGGTTTTCATTTGCTCCAATTCTTGGAGTCTTTGATAATCGGCAGAGACCGGAGTGGTTACCGATTTCAATTTTTGGTGCATTCGGTAAGTATTGGCTACCAAGCCAAAGATTACTAATGTCACCACAATGGGCAAAATTCTTTCTTTCATAAGTTTGATTGTTTAAAATGGTAAGTAATTATTGTAAGTTAGTTTTAATCCTTCATCCAAGGAGGTCTTGTGTGACCATCCAAGTGCATTGAGCTTTGATGAGTCAAGTAATTTTCTTGATGTGCCATCCGGCATTGATGTGTTGAATTCAAGATATCCAACAAAATTGGTCAACTCCTTTATCTTAAATGCCAATTCCCTCACACTTATTTCTTCACCAGTGCCTACATTGATGTGCATAGGGTCATCATAATTGCACATCAGAAAGTGCATTGCATCGGCAAGGTCATCCACATAAATGAATTCCCTCAATGGTGTGCCAGTCCCCCAAACTTCCATTGATTCTTGGTTGTTAGCCTTGGCAATTTGAAATCTATGAATAAGGGAAGCAATGATATGACCATAGTGTTGGTTGAAATTATCCCCAATCCCATACACATTGCAAGGCATTAGGCTAATGATGTTAGTGCCATACTGGGAGGCATAGGCTTGAGCAAGTTTGATGCCCATAATCTTTGCCAATGCATAAGGCTCATTGGTTGGCTCAAGATAACCATTCAACAAATATTCTTCTTTGATTGGTTGTGGACAATGCTTTGGATAGATGCAAGAAGAACCAAGCACCATTGTCTTTTTCACTCCCCATTTGTGACAAGCACTTATCACATTCAAAAGCATTGTGGCATTGTCATAAAGGAATTCACTTGGGTAGGTATCATTGGCAAGAATGCCACCAACCTTACCGGCACACATAACAACATAATGTGGTTGGTGTGTGGCAAAGAATGAATCTACAAGATATTTGCTTGTGAGGTCAAGTTGATTCCTTGTTGGGACTTGGATCGTTGAATAACCTTCTTTGATTAACAATCTAACATAAGCAGAGCCAACCATTCCATTAGCACCAAGAACAAGAATGCGTGAATCCTTTTCCATTATCGTGATTCAATTTCAGTTTTAATCATATCCTCAATGAGCATATCAATATCATAAAATGGATGCCATCCAAGTTCATTTCTTATTAAACTGGAATCCCCAAGGAGTAGGTCAACTTCATTAGGTCGGTAATATTTGTGATTGGTTTGCACTCTTTTCTTCAAACTCACTTGGTCAATGCCTATCATATTGATGCCATCACCTTCCCAATCTAATTTGATGCTGAAGAAATCAAAACACTTGGTAAGGAATTCAAATACTGAAATGGTCACTCCGGTAGCAACAACATAATCCTTTGGCTTATAGTTTTGAAGCATCAGCCACATTGCCTTGACATAATCCTTGGAATGTCCCCAGTCCCTTTTTGAATAAAGATTTCCAAGTGTCAAGAAATCCAACTTGCCAAAGTACATATCAACAAGACCTTTGGTTATTTTCCTTGTTACAAAGGTTTCGCCTCTGCGTGGGGATTCGTGGTTAAATAAGATTCCACTAACTGCAAACAAGCCATAAGCCTCCCTATAATTTTTTACCATATGATGGGCAAAGACCTTTGCAACTGCATAGGGTGAAACTGGGTTGAATGGTGTGGATTCCTTTTGTGGGGTCTCCAAAACCTTTCCAAACATTTCAGATGAACTGGCTTGATAGAACTTGGTATGGGGTGAGTATTTGCGTAAAGTTTCAAGAATGTTCAAGCATCCAATGGCATCCACTTGGGATGTATAGCAAGGCATAATGAATGAAACAAGCACTTGGCTTTGTGCTGATAGGTTATAACACTCATTTGGGTTAACCTCAAGAATCACATCCATCACACTTGCCATATCAGTCACATCCCCATAATGCAAATGCAGTTGCTCATAGATATGGTCAATTCTTTGTGTGTTGAACATTGAGGCTTTCCTAATAACACCGTGGACTTCATATCCTTTTTCAAGAAGCAATTCAGCAAGATACGATCCATCTTGTCCGGTGATACCAAAGATTAGTGCTTTCATTGTTTGCCTCCTTCTTCATGCCAATCATTAATTGCTTTCCTTAATTCTTTGCTTTCAACCGGAGTGAACTTGTTAAACTCCACACAAAGGTCAAATCGTTCTTCATCCATTCCACAAGCAAGGAGCAAGACCTTCTTGTTTATACCTTCAGATAAGGCATCAATTATGAGGTCTTGAAGTTTGTTCATTGATGGCTACTTTAATAATGATGTCTTTATCTATGCGAAGGTGAAAGGCAATTCGCTCCAGTTCATCCATTGTAAAAAGGTATGGTGTCTTAATGGCTTTATAGAAACGATTCCTTGGGATTTTAGCCACCTTTAAAAGATGCTCTTTCTTCACTCCGGTGCTTGTTATCAGTTCATTTAGTGTCATAATGGGTGTAAATATACATCAGTACCCACCATAGTTTTCAACAACCCTCTGATTTTATGTGGCTAAAGTGCTGTAAATGAGCAGAATTGCAATTGTTAAAAAAACATATTGATTTTGACGCACGGGTACATATTTGTACTATATTTGCCATATCAAAATCAGTCAAACAATTTAAAACTCTTTGTTATGAACCAATCACTCACTTCCCTAATCGTTCTTGCTGAAACTTCAGCCAATGCTAATTCTTCTGCTCTTTTCTGCTTGTCACAAGCAAAGCAATTGTTTTCTTCTGATGAGCAGTCTGCTCGTATGTGGGCAATTCGCTCACTCAAGTATTCATTGGGTGTTCTTAACCCAATTTTCAAAACTCTCTAATCCAACCGGGGGGCTAACAACCCCCCATCACAAAATCTAAAAACCAAAACAAAAGCAAAATGAACAAGTCACAACTATTCAAAGTCAACTACATTTTCAACGGCAATTCTTATGAGTGCCTCCTTTTAATTTATCCAAACGATAGGATTGAAAAGATGCTACCAAGTGAGTGCATCATTATGTCAGTTACTGAAATCAAATAATAACACTAAAACAAAAGCAAAATGAAAACCTACCATAACCATTCAAAATCAAAGTGCATTTGGTACGATTACCGTTTAAGGCTTTGGACACTTCAAATGTTAGATGAGCAAGGCAATCAAATTGATGGTGTGGATTATGTGGTTAATCGTATTGATGCCTTCAATTGGTTAAATGAAATAAACAAATAATAACACTAAAACAAAAGCAAAATGAAATACCTACTACTAACCTTTGTGGCATTCGCTCTTGTGGAACAAGACCACTTTATTGCCGGAACTATTGTATTTGTATACTGCATCTATAACCTTTTAAAACTCCAAGCAAAATGAACATTGAAGAAATGAATGCACGAATCACAAGTGGTCAAGTGATAAGGCTTGACTGCAATGAAACTATCCGTGGAGGTATTAACCTTTCACAATTGGACAAGTTAAGGCACTACTGGGCAGAACACGGCTTTCCAAATGGCAATGACATTGATGAGGCAAAAAAGAAAGTGAGGGTGAAGAATGGTTAATATGTATGTCTACCACCCAACCAATGGAACAAGTGTTGATTTGGAATGTGAATGGGATGAGAATGGATTTCCTTATTGGTATAAAATAATTTACATATGGGATGCCACTGGTCACATTGAATTGGACAAGTCCACTTATGACCTATCTTGGATGACCTTTGATTATATTGAAGAATTTGGAGAAAAATGTTAAACCATAATACCAAAAGCAAAATGACACCGGAAGAAATAAAAGACAACATCAAGCAACTTGACTTCAATGCCTACAAACAAATTGTGGACATTGCATTAATCCACAACCTACCACACCAAGTGGTTGACCAATTGTGTGACATAGTAAATGAATCCAATATGCGAAACTTCTACATTGGATCGTATAGTACTGCCAACAACATATTGACCAATGAAGAATTCAATAGGATTTATTCTGAAAAATTAATTGAGAAAGTAAATAAGTATAACCAAAAAAATCAAAAGCAATGAGCAACATTCAAACAACAACCAGTTCAATTGACCTCCTAAAGAGTGAGGCAGTACAAACCAAGTTCCAAGAATTACTTGGAAGCAAAGCCAAAGGATTTGTGACATCAGTTATGTCAGCCATAAGCACAAACCCATCTTTAAAGAATGCTGACCCCAATTCAGTTTATATGAGTGCAATGATGGGGGCAGTTCTTGACCTACCCATTAATCAAAACCTTGGATTTGCGTATATAGTACCATATGGTGACAAGGCACAATTCCAAATAGGTGTGAAGGGATTGGTTCAACTGGCACAAAGAAGTGGGCAATTCAAAACAATCTCCAGTTGTCCGGTATATGATGGGCAGTTGACTTCACAAGACCCATTGAAAGGATTTGAATTCAATTGGGAGGCTAAAAGAAGCGACAAGGTGATTGGCTTTGTGGCTTACTTCTCTTTGCTCAATGGCTTTGAGAAAACGCTTTATATGTCATTAGATGAGGTCACAACGCACGGCAAGAAGTATAGCAAGACCTTTGGCAACAAATATGGGGTTTGGCAAACTGATTTCAACGCAATGGGTGAAAAGACCGTATTGAAAAGACTGCTTTCAAAATATGCACCACTATCCATTGAAATGCAGAAGGCAATTATTTCTGACCAAAGTGTTATAAACAATGCTGAAACCTTGGATGTGTCTTATGTTGATAATGAAGTGACAAAAGAAGACAATGAAAGGGATAGGCTCATTCAACTCATTGGGGCATCCACATCAGTTGAGCAACTTGACAAACTTGGTAAGCACATCAATGAGGGAGATAATGAACTTATGGACATTTATCTTTCAAAGATGTATGAACTGAAAGGAGGTAACAAATGAGCCAGTTCAAGATTAGGTGTAGTGCCATTGGTCAGTTGATGACTGAACCACGCACCAAAAGTGAAGCACTTTCAGAGACTGCAAAGGAATACATCCGGCAACAATGGATTGCAGACACCTACGGCAGACAAAAAGATTTCTCAAGTAAGGCAATCCAAAAGGGGATTGCCAATGAAGAAGAAGGAATTACAATGCTATCACTTTACCTTGGTGAATTCCTTTTGAAGAATGAAGACACTTTGGAAAACCAGTACATCAAAGGCACTTGTGACATCATTCATAATGGTGTGGTGTATGACATCAAATGCCCTTGGGACATTTTCAATTTTGCAAAAGCAGACCTTAAGAAAGAATATTGGTGGCAGTTGCAAGGTTATATGGAACTCTATGGCATTGACAAAGCTTGTTTGGTATATGTGCTGACCGATACTCCGGCATCCATCATAGAGAACGAAGTCCGATCCATCATTTACAAAATGAATTCAATTGATGTTGATGCCATTGAAATACAAGCAATGGTGACAAAGCAACTGACCTTTAATGACATCCCTAAAGAGTCAAGGATTAAGTTGTTTCACTTTGATAGGGATGTTGAAGCAATGCAAAAGGTAAAAGAGAAATGGGTAATTGCAAATGAATATTATAACACTTTAACTCTATGAGAAAATATAAATATTGGACAACAACTGAAAAAAAGTTTGTTGAAGACAATTTGATGTTAACTGACAAGCAACTTGCCAAGGCACTTGGAAGGGAATGGAAGAATGTTCACGCATTCAGAAGAAGACTTGGCTTAAAGAAGCCATCAGAATTCTTTGTAATGGTCAAGAAAGACAATGTAAAATTAGGTGGTGGCAGACCTATAAAAAGAAACTGATATGGTGGTACTATCCTTATTTGATGGAATGAGTTGTGGGCAACTTGCCTTGCAAAGATGTGGCATCCCGGTTGAAAAATATTATGCAAGTGAGATTGACAAGTTTGCCATCAAAGTCACAAAGCATAATTTTCCAAACACCATCCACATTGGTGATGTTAGACAAATTGATTCATCCAGTTTCAACGATCCAATTGATATGGTCATTGGTGGTTCACCTTGCCAATCATTCTCCTTTGCCGGTAGAAGGAATGGAATGACCACGGTTGACAATATTGAAATCACAAGTCTTGAACAATACCTTGAATTGAAGAAAGCCAACTTTGAATTCCAAGGTGAGTCCTATTTGTTTTGGGAGTTTGTCAGAATAGTCAATGAGTTAAAGCCAAAATATTTCTTTCTTGAAAATGTAATGATGGAAGAAAGATGGTCATCATTGATAACACAAACACTTGGGGTTCATCCATTGGAAATAAATTCAAGACTTCTATCAGCACAAAATAGGAAAAGACTTTACTGGACAAACATTGGCTTGAAGCCACAAGGTTTGTTTGGTGATATGCATCAAAGCATTGAACAACCAAAAGACCTTGGAATTTTGCTAAAGGATATCTTGCAAGACAATCCAAATGCGAAGCACTATTTAAGTGAAGAATGGAGCAAAACAATTTTATCTTCTCAATATAATAGAATCATAAAAGATATAAATACAAAAACTGATACTTTACTTTCAAGGCAGTCATCCGGTAGTGATATGCTTGGCATCATTGATGAAAAGTATTTCTTGAGTGAAAAGATGATTTCTTGGTTAGACAAGCACTCAAAAAAATTAAATGCTGAAATTAAATTTACTGAAGGTGATAGAAAAAGTTCCAGTCTTACTTGTTCCGGTTTATCAAAGGTACATTTACAAAGTGACTTTATTGTTCACAATCTACAAAGAAGGTCAGAGAATAGACCAAGCATTGAGAAAAACAAGAATGCCGGTGGTAGTGGTCATCTATCAAAAGCCGATGGCAAATCATATTGCTTGGATGTGAGTAACTCAATGGCTATTGAAACAACTCAAAATAATATTTATAATAAAAGAATCCGAAGGTTAACACCAATTGAATGCGAAAGACTGCAAACCGTTCCCGACAACTACACCAGTTGTGTAAGTGATGCCCAAAGGTATAAGATGCTTGGGAATGGATGGACAATTGATGTGATTGCACACATATTTAAACACATAGAAAAATGATACAACAACAAAGCGACAATGCCACAAAGTTGGCTTATGAAATGATTGAAAAGGAATTTGGTTACAAGTGTATCCCGATCCGTGGTCTATACTCTGAAGTGGATGGTTTTGTTCTTGACAAAGATGAATTCAAGTATGTTTATGAAATCAAAGTGAGGGATTTCAGCTACCAGTATTTGCAAGAACACTTCAACAATGAACTACTGGTTAGCAAATCAAAGATTGATGCCGGTGTAATGCTTTCAAGAATCTGCAAAATTCCTTTTTACATCTTTGTCTTTTGCCTTAAAGACAAAACACTTTTACTTAAAAGGATAACAGACAACAAAGGTGAGATTGATGCAATCTATAAAGAGAAAGTAACAACAACAAAAAAGACCATTGAAGGTGGTGAAGCTGATAGGTTGAATGCATTTATTCATATGACTGATTTGGTCATATTACCACACCATCTTGAATCTGAAATGCAGACACCGTAAAGTTGCCTTCTTCGTGCAAGTCAATGGTTGCACCTCCTTGAGTCCATTGGTTCAGCACTCCGGTGTATCGTGGTTTAAGATAGCATAAACAACCAATGCTCCAAGCACTATGCACTTCATCTGCAAGGTTTCTTGATGAATCGTTTTGGTTTTTGTGCCAATGCCCAAACATCACATTGACACCTACTCGCATTCTTACTTGCCTTGCAATGTTCACCGTGCCACTCTTTAAACCCAATTCGTGTCCGTGTGCTATCCATAACTTTCCAAACTTTGCCACCTTATGTTCCGGCACATAAGTGATGTTGTACTTATCAAACTGCAACTGGGTGGGTATATCCAAGCCATAAAGATTGGCAAGTTCATCACATCTTGTTGCTATATATGATTGAAGTCTTTTCTCGTGGTTGCCATCTTTCCAGTAGATTGGAATTGTTGGGAATAATTTTCTCAAAGACTCCAAGAACTTTCTGCCCACTTCAATCTCATCTTTCAAATACATCTTGCTTGGCATCTTTTCAAATCTACTCACTTCTTCCATATCCAAGATGTCACCATTCAAATAGATGCCATCCACTTCCCTCTTTTTGAATTCAGAGAAACAAGCTCTCACCCCATATTGGCAATGGTAAGGAATATGCAAGTCATTGCAGACCCCAAGTCTTTTAATGCCTTGGATTATGATTGGTTCATTTACTTCTGACCAAGAAATTGGGAAGTCAATAAGGTTGGCTAATGGATCGTTGAAATCCGGTGTTGCCTCAAAGATGGTGGCACTATCAATGTTGTGTAACATTTGATTTGCTATGTCATCCAAATTTGCCCTATTGTCTTCAATCAATGTTCCATTCCTAATCTTTTGAATGTATTTCCTTATCGTGTGCCAAGACATTGGGCAGTCGGGAAACAACTTACAAAACAAGGTGGTCAATTCCCTATCACTTAACAAAGCAGTTTGTTGGTTTTCTTCTGCCTTCTTCAGCCAGTCAATTATTTCTTTTCGTGAATTCATAGATTTCTGAAATTAGATAGCCAAAGAGATAGGCAAATGATTCTTCATTGCCATTGTTGAATTTTTGACCAATATATTTATTGTGCCACATTACAATGTGGAACACTTCGTGGGATATGGTATTAAGGTCGGTGTGCTTAAAGACAATGGCATAATGCCCCGGAAGGCTATACTCCAAATCATAAGCATAGGCTACTGATGAACTGCCAATTTCAAAGTCTTTGGCTATATGCTTACTCAATTTGTTTTTAATCCTATTCAATCGTGTAGCCACTTGCTGACCATTAGCATCAAGAAAAATGTGCAAGGTGAATGGCAAGTGCTTGATATGGATTTTTTTGTACTTCAATTTTGCAAAGGTGCTATGGTGTTGAAAAGAATGGTGTTAACCATATGACTTTAGTGTGTGAATTTACATTAATGGTTAAACAATTCATATATGTTTGCAAAGTATTGTAGGAGATACAACAAAAAAGATATTTCAAAAGGGACTGCTCATCTTTTCCCTATCCCCAGTTGTGCCTCCTACCACACTGGGGATTCTTTTTTTAACGCATTAAAAAAGTAGGAGAATGGTAAACTATTATTTGAGATTTGGAAAGTACAAGGGGTTAACGATCCGTGATGTTATGCGAACAAAAGAAGGTCGCTTATACCTACTTTGGTTGGCAGACAAAAGGATTGTTGGCAAAAATGAGCAACGATTAATCTACACTTTAATTCATCAATAAGATGCAAGGAAGGTATATTAAAATGTACCACTCCATATGGGAGAAGGGGTGGTCAAAGAAGCCAAATTTGGTGTCATTGTGGGTGTATTTGTTATGCAAAGCAACACACAAGCCAATTGAATACTATTGGAATGGACAAACCATTATGCTTCAGAGTGGTCAGTTGATTACCGGAAGGAAAACTTTAAGTGATGAAACTGGCATAAATGAGTCCACCATTGAAAGAGCCTTATCATATTTTGAGAAAGAGGGACAAATTGAACAACGAAAATCATCCACAAGTCGCTTGATATCAATCACTAATTGGAGCAAATGGCAACAAGGTGAACAACGGATGAACAACGAACGAACAACGGATGAACAACGGATGAACACTAAACAAGATATTACTAATACTATAGATAATATATATTGTCAAGATTCTGAAAAGTTGGTTCAGTTCATCAATGAGACCTTTTCAAAACGATACAAGCATAGTGACAAAATAGTATCACACTTCAAAGCACGATTGACCAAAGACAAATACACCAAGCAAGAAATATTTGAAGTCATCAAGGCACTCAAGGAAACCCAGTACCACAAAGACACCAACTTCAAATACTGCACACCGGAGTTTATCTTGCGACAATCAACCATTGAGAAATACAAGCACGGTGCTATCAACCAACAACCAACCAATCAACCCAAGTCTAACTCAAACATAATGGATGACTTCTATGGAGACTAAAAGCCTACCCCATTCACACGAACTGGAGCAACAAATTCTTTCTGCCCTCATTCAATACACTTCTGCCAAGGATGAACTTGCCTACCTAAAGCCAAACCACTTTTTTTCTGAAAGCCACCAAATCATTTACCAAGTAATTCAAACCTTGGACTTGGTGAATCTGCAATCAGTCCATCAATATTTGAAAACCAACAAACTATTGGACAAGATTGGTGGACTTCAGTACCTAATGCACATCAATGGCTTGTTCCTAAACCAAGCCAGTCTTGACTACTTTGGGAGAATTCTTCAACAATTTTTTATCAAAAGGGAACTGATAAGGGTCAGCAATGAGGCAATGGCTGAATCCTTTGACCCCACAACTGACTGCTTTGATGTTTTGGATGACTACACCAAGAATATGGAAAGCATCTTTTCTATCCTTGACCCCCAAACTTCAAGCACTGGTTACATATCAGACCTTGACAATGAACTTGACTTTTTTGCAGAAGCCTTGAAAGGTGAGCAAAAGACTGGATTAAGCACCGGATTCGCCCATTTAGATAGACATTTCCGTTTTAAGCCAAAATCCTTCGTTTTAATCAACGGACACGATAATGTGGGTAAGACCTATATAATGCTTTATTTGGCTGTTATATCAAGCCTAATGCATCAATGGAGGTGGATTTTATGTTGTCTTGAGAACCAAGAAGGGAGGGTTAGGCAAGACCTTATCCAATTCAAGACCGGCAAACACATCAGCCAACTAACAAAGGATGAGTTTGACAAGGAGTATAAATGGGCAACTGATAACTTCACAATTCTCAAGATAACCAATGAGATAACTGCCGATAGACTTCTACACCTTGCCTCCAAACTTTGCAAGACCTCCCATTATGATGCTTTCTTTATTGACCCATACAATGCCTTGGATGTGACCATTAAAGACAAATGGATGTCCAGTCACGAATACCATTACCAAGTCACCAATCGTATGCGTAACTTCATAAAGAAGCACAATTGTTGTATCTATCTATCCACCCACGCAGTTACCGAAGCCTTACGCAAAATGCATACCAATGGGGAATACAATGGCTTTCCTATGCCTCCCCAAAAAGCCGATGTGGAAGGTGGTGGTAAATTCGCAAATAGAGCTGATGACTTTATCACGATCCATCGTTATTCGCAACACACAACTGATTTCAATCAAACCCATATCCACATCAGAAAAATCAAAGACACCCAAACCGGAGGTAGACCTACCACTATTGATGACCCAGTAAGACTTCAAGTCAAGAAAGGATATTTTGGATTTTTTGATATGGATGGCTTTAGTCCAATACTATCTTTGCCAAAAAACTGATATGGTCAAAGGCAAAGAAGCATTTGAATTAATCCTTTCTTCAATTGATGGAATGGTAAAGGAACATACCTTTCATCCCACAAGAAAGTGGAGATTTGATTTCTACTACCCACCAACCAAAATAGCCTACGAGTTTGAAGGAATCATTGCCTCCAAGTCAAGGCATACATCCATAACCGGTTACACCAAGGATTGTGAAAAGTACAATGAAGCGAACAAGATGGGTATTAAAGTGTACCGATTCACTCAACTCAACATTCATACTTTGGAACAATACTTACCAAGTGTCACCAAAATCTTTTAACTCTGCTTATCTTTGCTATATGCCGAAAATCACAAGGTCACAAGCCAAAGACAAAAAGTATTCAGTTGAAGTCAAAGGAAAGATTATCAACTTTGGTGCTAAAGGCTACCGAATAAAACCCGGTACTGATGCCGGTGATTCATATTGTGCAAGGTCTAATGGCATCAAAGGTGCTAACGATCCATCAACTGCAAACTACTGGGCAAGGCAACTATGGTCTTGCAAAGGAGACAAATCAGTTTCATCAAAGCCATTCTTTGGCAGAACTAAACTCCCATAACTATGCCATTCGTATCCAAATCTCAACAAAGGTTTATTTGTGCTACCGATAAAGAACTTTGCAAAAGGTTTGCATCCAAGACTCCAAAGAGTGCATACAAGTCACTACCGGAAAAAGTAAAAAAGAAAAAGAAATGATTGAAATTGAAGTCAAATACAAAACAAACGAAGAAGAATTCAATGCAGAAGTGCAACGAATCATTAAGGTTTGTGATGAACTGAAAGCAAAACTCAATGAACTCAAAGTTCAAATTGAAGTGAGTGAAGTGCCAACAAAGACTACCACTCAAGTAGAAGCAAGTGGTAAGGTATAGAATTGTAACTTTCAATAATTAGCAATGCCATTCAAACCCGGTCAAAGTGGAAATGTAAAAGGTAAGCCAGTAGGTGCAAAGTCTGAAAAGACCAAGCAATGGGAAGAACTTGCCAATTCAATTGTCAATGAACAATCGGAACAATTCAATGAGTTCCTAATGTCTTTATGGACTGGCAACAAACAAGACAAGGCTTTGGCATCAGAGCTTTATTTGAAAACTCTTGAATACTTTAAGCCAAGACAAGCAAGAACTGAAGTAAAGCAAGAGGGAGTGCAACAAATGGAAATCATAATAAAGCGAAAAGATTCTTCGCAATGATATCCCAGTTGATGTAAATGGTAACACTGCCTCTTTATGAGGTTGAATGGGGGTTCAATTCCCCCACTGGGAACAAATGCAAGTCACATTAGAACTTCAGACACCACACCCCAAGCAAAGGGAATTGCTTGAGAATCGTAAAAGGTTCAATGTGCTGAAATGTGGGCGAAGGTTTGGCAAGACTGAACTTTGCCAAGAGTTGATTCTTGAAGCCTTTGAGCAAGGTCATTACATAGGCTACTTTTCTCCAACTTACAAAGACCTTTGGGAGGTATGGCGAACAACTCTGAACAACTTCTACCCGGTCATTAAGACCAAATCGGAAACGGTCAAACAAGCCATCTTTGTCAATGGTGGCAAGGTGGACTTTTGGTCAATGGAAGACCCTAATAGTGGAAGGGGTCGCAAATATCATAGGGTAATAATTGATGAGTGCGAAAAGGCATTGAAGTTTGAAGAGGCTTGGACTCAAGCAATATCCCCAACACTAACTGACTTTGGTGGGGATGCTTACTTTCTTTCAACCCCCCAATTTGGTGACACTTACTTTAAGAGGTTATGCAAACAAGAATTGGAGTCACCACAAAACTGGAAGACCTTTGTTTATTCCACATATGACAACCCACACATTGACCGGAATGAAATTGAAATGATGAGGTCAATCTTGCCTCCATTGGTGTTCCAATGTGAATACTTGGCAGAAGATGTGGATGGCAAATCAATGAATCCTTTCTTGTATGCACTCAATACTGAAGTCCACTTTGACAACAATGTTCAGTTGGATTGGAAGAAACAATTGCAGATAGGGATTGACTTTAACCTTAATCCTTTTGCAGTAGTGTTTGCCAACATTTGGAGGGATGAAGCCGGACTTCATATCAACATAGTCAATGAACTATCAATTGAGAATGGATCGTTGCAATCAATGGCACAAAAGATAAAGGCACTTTACAACCCACTTATCTTTAATGCAAAGATGACCGGTGATGCAATGGGCAACAATCGTAACATAGCAGTAAGTGACAATGCCAGTAACTACGAAACATTGAGAAGGCTACTTGGGATGAGGCAAGGTCAAATCATTGTGCCTCCCAATCCAACACACGAACAAAGCCGAAACGATTTCAACTACCTTTTGCATATCAGTCAAGACCCACGCAACAAGATATTCTTGAAGGTCAATCCAACCAATTGCAAAGGCTTGGCTAATGATATGAAGGTGGTGCAATGTGATGCTGAAGGAAGCATAATAAAGGGAAATCGTAAAGACATAACCCAAAAGGCTGACCACTTGGATTGTGCAAGGTATCTGATAAATACTTTTGTGAAAGGTGAGATTGAAAGACATCAAAAAACTAACTTTGGAAAAATTACATTCAAATGAACTGCAAGAATTGTATAAAGGTTAACCCATTGCCCAAGTGTGTGGATGCTGATGGGGTCATTATATTAAGCAACATAATTCTTACTACTGCCTTGAACACGGAAGTGTTTGCAGTCTTACACAATTACTCAAGTGACCACACCACTATGTGGACTGCCACCATTGATGGCAATGGCAACATCATTGAAACAAATGGAGTGGCAACAAGTGGCTTGGACATAACTGATGCTTATGACTTGATGAACCACCACTATCAAATTGAATTCCTTGACAAGATAACCTTGGAAAGCCTTGAGATTACCATTGATGAGCAAGTGGGTTGTTGCATTGACTTTTATGTTGAGAAAGCAATAAAAGGTGATGGAATTTTTACCATAAGCACTACCGGTTGCAATGTCTGAAATAATCCTTGGCATCATTGCCAGTACCTTGGTGAGCTTTGGTGTGTATGTAAGCACTCAATGGGACACATCAGAAATGTTTGATGAAGACCCAACTTATTGGCGAACCAAAGCCAAGCCAAAGCACCCAATGATACTTTGGTGGATTCGTTGGTATGGATCGTACTTGCCTTACCAACTTCGCAAACCCATCTACTTTTGTTTGCCTTGTATGGCATCCATTTGGAGCATCCCTTCTTTTATCTATTTAGATTTGCCATTGGTTGCATATCCATTCTTTGCCTTGGCAGTATGTGGTTTGAATTCATTGGTAAGATATAATCTCAATACCTAATGAAATACGAAAGGGTAAATGGATTCCATTATGTCCAACGCAAAAACGATTGGTATGTTCTAATCGGAGGCAAGTGGTTCAAGTGTGCAAGACCAAGACAAGACTGCAAGACACCATTATTGATTGAAAATGATATTCCGAAAAAAGAAGACAAAGGAGGTTGATGACCTCAAGACCTTATGGCAAAAGCATAGGGAAGAATTCCTAAAGTTTTATGCTAATGAAGTTCCACAAGGTGAAAAGGTGACAATGGAGAAAGCCTTGGTGGATTTGGATGGCAAGGTGTATTACCGTTTTGTTGGAAGTTCAACCATTATGCCATTGGAAAGAATGGGCAAGATGCAAGACTTCTTGACAATGATGAGTGCCGGTTTGGATGGGAATGAACTGGAGGCTTTGATTGATATTGCCAACAATGAACTTGCAATGGCATTAGCCGGAAAGAAAGCCGATGTGCTAAAGATTGGGGCAGTACTGAACCAAATCAAAGAGAGGCAATCAATGATTCTGCACGACCAATTGATGTGGCAATTTATGGCAGTCCAATTGGTGAGGGAGGATGAACCGGCAAGTCAGTTTGTGCAAAAGATACACGATGAAAAAATTGAGGCACTTCAGTTGTTGTACTATAAAAACGATGACTACTCTTTTTTTCAAAATCCCGAATTGAGGCTTCTAAACGACTTGTTGAGGTCTTCACAAGAAGACTTGCAAATGTTGTTAATGAATTCAATTCGGGAGAGGGAAGTGTTAAAGAAGAAAATTTCATTGTTGCGTGGAGGGAGAGAGTTAGGCAAAGGCAAGAAGACCAACGCACCCATATAATGATGCTTGTGGATGGGGACATTAACAACTACCATTCCATACTGAAGTCCGATTGTGAGACCTATCTAATTGCTTTGGCTACCTATGTGAAAAAGATTAAGGCAAGTCAACCCAAAAAAGATTCACCAATCAAATTCAAAAAGAGTTAAATTTGTGAATCTCTAATCTTTGGTGTCATAAGCATTGACAATAAATTTGCTTTTAAGATATGGCTACCGAAGACATAATAATTAGATACAAGGCTGATGTCTCCCAATTGGAGAAAGACCTTGATGAACTTGTAAAGGCACAAAAAGATATTGCTGATACTTCCAAGAAGGCAAGTGCTGAAGTTCAAAAGTCAGCAAATGCACAAGAGGTTGCAGTTCGTAAAAGAACTGAACTTCTTGAACTGGAGAAAAAGAAACTTGAGAATCTACGCAAACAACAAAAACTTGCCTTCACACCGGAAGACATTGACAAGTTCAATAAGGAGATTTCAGAAAGCACAAGAAGGATTGACCTTTTAAGTGGCAAGGTTAAAGAGGTAGGCACAACTACTGATAAGGCTTTTCAGCAAATCAACAATACGGCACAAAGGATTGCCGGTGCATTTGGTTTGGCTTTTGGATTGGAGGCAGTCATTCAATTTGCGGATCGTTCAGTTGAAGCATTCATTGAGGCAGAGAGGTCAGCACAATTGTTGCAAGACACTATTGTGGGAATTGGTGGGCAGAGTCAACAAGCCTTTGATGTGTTGAACAACCAAGCAGAACTTTATGAATCGGTAACTAACCAAAGTGCTGAAGCAATTAAGTCAGCACAAATAACCTTGACCAACTTTGGTTTGTCAGCAAGTCAGATTGAGCAATTATTACCGGCATTGTTGGGTCTTGCCAAAAAGACTGGGGATAGTATTGATGGCATTGCACAAAAAGTTGGTAATGCTCTTGAGGGAAGTGGTAAGCAATTCAAGAACCTTGGTGCGAACATTGATGCCAACAAGACCCCATTGGAAAACTACAATGAACTTGTCAGAGCATTAAGTAAGTTCCAACAAGATGCCACATTGGATGCAACCAAATTGGCTGATGCCTTGCAATTACAAAGGAATCGTGCTGATGAACTTCAAGAAACGGTTGGTGGCAAACTGGCTGAAAGTTGGATAAGTGTGAAGGGGGCAGTCTTGGACTATGTTGCCTCATTATCCGGTATTACAACAACTGAAAAAGAAGTTGGGGCAAAGGCATTGGCTAATGCACAACAAAGAGTTCAGACCAATGTGGATGCATTGAAACAACAAGGCAAGTCAACTGCCGATATCATTGGTGAATTGAATGTTGAAATATTCACGGCAGAAAGAAACATTGGAGGTTTGCAACAACAACTAAAAGACAACCAAGAACAATTCAATGGTTTCTTTTCTACTGCCGCAAAGGTGGTCAATCCTTTCTATGCTGAAAGCACGAGACTTGCTCTTGAGTCATCAGCACAAGCCGTTGCAGTTGCACAAGCCAACATTGATGCAACCAAAAGCCAAGTGTTAGCACTTCAACAACAAGAAGACCAAGAAAAAAGAATTATTAAGGAGACTGACCTTAAAGGATTCAAGATTGAAAAACTCAATGAGTTGCTTTTGGAAAATCAAAAGGTGAATGACCTTGCCGGTCAAACCAATGTGCAAAACATCCAAAAGGAAATTGACTTGAGGGATAAGGCACAAAAGAAATTGGAAGCATTGATTGAGGCAAGAAAGAAATTGTTTGAGCAACTTACTGGGGAATTGCAAAGCATCCAAAGGGAGAGTGAGCTTTATCAAATCAATTTGATTGAGCCAAAATCCTTTGCAGAAGCAGTAGATAAGATTGAACAAATAAGAGAGGTCAATAAGAAATATATTGATGAGGATATCAATTTAAAGATTGCACAAGCCAAGGCACAAGGATTATTGACCAAGGATGTTGCTGACCTCTTTGAAAAGATTAGACAAGGCAGAAAGGATTTGATTGACCAAAAAGCCGGTAAGGAAGTTTTGAGTCTTGAAGAAACCACGATTCAGAAACTGGCAGAACTGAAGCAGAAGGCACAAGACCTAATTACTCAAACCAATCTTGGTGACTTGCAAAAGATAGTCAAGAAAAGTGGTGACGCATTTGAGAAAGCCATTGTGGATGTGGAAGCAAAGATTGGAACTGCACAACAAAAGGAGGCTGAAGATAACCTTGCAAAGAGGTTGGTGCTTTATCAAAAGTCCATAATCAGCCAAAGGGATGCAGACATTCAAGCAGTAAAGGATAGAGCAACAAGGGAGGCTGGTTCGGTTAAGGCAAGTGCAACGGCAGAGCAAGAAAGAAAATTGATTTTTGCCAATGCCAACAAAGAGATTAAGGCATTAACTGATAAGGCACAAGAAGAACTTGACCAAGCCAATCAGTCTTATGATGAGACTACTGATAAACTTTCACAAGGAGTTGTTGACTTTGTTACTGCCAATGCTCAAGCCTTCCAGTTGGTGGGTGAGTTGCTTGGTGAGTTGTCCAATATCTATGACCAATTTGCAGAGAAAAGGATTCAGCAAATTGAAGAAACAAAGAACGCAGAAATCTCTGCCATTGATGAGCAAATTGCAAAAGACCAAGAAGCACTTGAGTTAAGGAGAATAAGTGAAGAAGAAGCCTTTCAAAGGAAACAATCCTTGGAGGCACAAAAGGTGAAGTTGGAAGAAGAAAGTGCCAAGAAGGTTAGGGAGATTAAGAAAAGACAAGCAACACTTGACAAGGCAAATGCTTTGTTTCAAATTGCTCTGAACACTTTCCAAGCCTTGGCTGATGTGAAGAACTTGACAACTGCGGGTGCATTGACTCCATTGATTATTGCTTTAGCCGGAATTCAAGCCGCTGCCGTATTAGCTCAACCGATACCATATCGTAAAGGTTCAAAAGATACTGGGGCAAGTGGTCATATGGCAAGAGTGGGTGAAGAAGGTGAAGAAATTGTGTATATGCCAAGCCATTCAAAGGTCTTACCGGCAAGGCAAACAAAGGAATATGGTAACTTGCTTGATGCAATGTTTGACAACAAATTGAATTCATATGTTGCCAAGACTTATGTGACTCCGGCACTTCAAAGGCAGAAGGCAATCTTTGAAAATGAAAAGCAAGAATCCTTTGCCAACAACATCAGCAAATCCATTTACTTCAATGGTGGCTTGAATGCAAACGATTTGGAAAAAGTGAGAAAGAAGGGACAAGCCATTACCAATGTTGATGAACTTGCCAAAGCAATAGTAAAGAACTTACCAACTTACGATCCATATAGGAGATAACCAATGGCATTCATTGTAACAAATAGTAGTGAGTTAACCATTAACATCAATGATGGATGGAAAGACCTTGACATTCCCAAGTTTCGCATTTATATGCAAGTGGCTGAACCAAACATTACCATTTGGTGGGCAGACAATGAAAAGGGAAAGCAAGGGATAACAAGGAATCTTGTAATGGATTACAATGATGTGTTGTTTGGTGCATATGCTCCAAGTAGTGCAACTGAAATCCAATCCATAATTAATGGTTACATCATAAGTGCTTGGACTGACATATGGTCAAACTTCGCAAATTATGTTCCATACATAGGAGCGACAACCAATGTAGACCTTGGCACATTTGGTTTGTCTACTGATTATGTTGCTTGGGATTTAAACCCAGTAGCAAGTCCCGGTGCGGGTCAAATTGCTTATGATGGGCAGACTGGTAGTCTTTCCTATTTGCTGAATAATTCAAATGTGGTAAGCAACATTGGTCAGACACTTCACGCATATGTTCATAATGCAGAAGGCTCACCATTGACAAAAGGTCAAGTTGTTTATTTGTATCAAGCAAGTGGCAACAAAGCAAGTGTGAAACTTGCAAGGAACTTGAGTGATTCAACAAGTGCCAAGACCTTGGGTATTTGTGCTGAAAATATTGCAACCAATAAGAGTGGGATGGTGATTTGTCAAGGCAAGATTACTGGATTAAATACAAGTGCTTTTGCTGATGGTGATACCGTTTACTTGGCAAACACTTTTGGTAATATGACCAATGTGAAGCCTTATGCTCCGGAGCATTTGGTTTATGTGGGTGTGGTTGAAAAGTCAAGTGTTGGCAATGGTGAGATATATGTAAGACCTCAAAATGGTTATGAGTTGAATGAGATTCACGATGTGGATTTAATCACCACACCACCATCTACTGGGGATGTATTGACATATAATGGATCGTTATGGGTTAATCAAGCTCCAACAAGTGGAAGTGGAACGGTAACATCCATTGCAACTTCATCACCAATCACCGGAGGTACTATCACAACAAGTGGCACTATTGGAATTAATAATGCCAAAGCTGATGGCACAACTAAAGGGGCAGCGACCTTTGAAACAAATGACTTTGATGACAATGGTAGTGGACTCATCAAATTGGATTACAACAATGGTCAGTCAGCAAGTTCATCAACAAAAGGATTTCTGACTTCAACTGATTGGTCAACCTTTAATGCCAAAGAACCGGCATTGACCAAAGGCAATTTGACTGAAGCCACAAGTTCAGTATTGACAATTAGTGGTGGCACAAGTTCAGTCATTGGAAGTGGCACAAGCATTCAAGTCAAACAAGCAAGTGCTTTACAAAGTGGTTATTTGTCTTCAACTGATTGGACTACCTTCAACAACAAAGGGAGTGGCACGGTTACAAGTATTGCCACAAGCTCACCAATTACTGGAGGCACAATAACCGGAAGTGGAACAATAGGCATTCAAGATGCCGTTGCCGATGGCACTACCAAAGGAGCATCCACATTTACTGCAAGTGATTTTAATTCTTCAAGTGGAGTGATTAGCATTGACTATACCAATGGTCAAACTGCAAATGGTTCAACAAAGGGATTCTTGACAAGTGCAGATTGGACAACATTCAATTCCAAACAAGCGACTCTTGTAAGTGGCACAAACATCAAGACCGTTAATGGTGTGTCAATCCTTGGAAGTGGTGACCTTGACACCGGATATACATTGTCAGTTCAAGCCTTGACTTCTTCTCCAGTAGATGCACAAACAATATATTTTGGAAATCTACCAAAAGCACCAGTAACAACGGCAAACATTTCAAAAGTATATATACCAAGGGATGGAGTGATAAAGAGGGCAGAGATATATTGCTATAGTGGTACTGCCGGAACAAATGAAAGTTGGAGTGGTTATATTCGTTTGAACAATACTACTGACACATTGATTGCAACACTTGGAGTGGCAACTTCAGAAAGAAGGTTTTCAAATACATCATTGGCAATATCAGTTGTTGCCGGTGATTACATAGAGATTAAATTCATCAATCCAACTTGGGCAACTAATCCTTTAACAACCATCTTTGGTGGTTACATTTACATTGAATAAGATATGAACTTACAAGCGAATCAAAGGGAGATAGTATCATTTGACATATGGAAAGAGGGAGTCTTTCACCCAGTCAATGTCTTAAAACTTGCCGTCTATAGTGGTTATGATTTCATTGCCTCACCCGGTCAAGTGCATTATGATTTGATACACCACGAAGTGGATGTTGATGGTAGCATCTATGAAGAAATAGTTGCTCACGGTTATGTGCCATTGACCTTTCAAATTGTTTCAACTTGGGGTGTGGATGACCAACCAATTTTTGATTATGTCGCACAAGAGTTATCAATCACATTAGTCTGATGGCTTTCAAATTCTACCTTGATGGTCAATTGACCGACACACCTATTTCTGACAAGGAACTTACTTCTTCCATCAAAAGGGATAGGACTACCAAGATTCTTTCAATCACACAAGATGCAGAGATAACTTACAATGGCAATAACGATCTTGAGCCAAACACGATTAGTGGCTTTGCATATTTGAAGAATCTTTTTGAAACACAAATCTGCAATGAGGTTGAAGTAGTAATTACTGATGAGGTTAGCGATGTCTTGACTTATCAAGTTTATGTGGGCATCATTAAGATTCCTTCCATAAGGATAGATTATCAAGAGCAAATCCTTTACACCAAGGTTCAAGATAGAGGCTTTTACTCATACATCAACAACAATAAAAGTGTCATTGTGGATTTGGCTGAAACATTCACCAAGTCAAACCTTCCACTTGACCCAATTGACTGGTATAGTGTTGACCTTTATAGGCAAGATACTTGCACATATGGTGGTGCAAATAACTACTACTTCAAAGGCTTTAAGATAACTGATGTCTTTGCGTTTGTTATTGATTACATAACTGACAAGAAACTTACTTTTCAATCCGACTTCTTGGATGCTTTGCCACAACCACCTTTCTTGTTTAGTGGACAAGCATTGGCAAACTCCTATACCATTTATCCAAATGCTCAAGAGCCGGTCATTAAAATAACCTTCTCAAAGTTGTTTGATGAACTTTCCAAGATTTACAACTTGGTCTTGTACATTGATGCAACTGATATGGACAATCCAGTTGTAAGAATTGAGGATGCACAAAGCACTTATGAGCAAAGCATAGGTTATCAGTTTGATGACATTAAGGAGTTAAGCACATCAATGGACATAACAAGTTTGTATGCTATTGTAAATGTTGGAAGCAATAACTTCATTGGAACTGACACACCAAACAATCAAGTGCCATTCCCTACGGATCGTGCTTACTTTGGTTGGAGGGCAGAAACCTACTACCCACTTGGGCAATGCAATGTTGAGACAACTCTTGACCTTGTGAATGATTGGATTATTGACACAAATGTTTTATGGCAAAGCATCAATGCCAATTCAACAACCTACTTTGATGACATCTTTTTGATTCAATGCAGTAATATTGATGACTACAACAAGACTGCCGATGGGCATCAATTTGAATTCTTTGGTGATGGCACTTGCACTTACAACCAAGGATTGAATAACTTCAACAAACTACAAAGGTTTTCAGAAGAATTTGAAAGTGCTTTTGGTACTGGATTTCAAAGTTTCACCGATGGTTTTAGAGCATCCCTTTCCAACAACATAATCCTTGAGGCAAATCCATCATTGCCATTGGGAGGGATATTCCTACCAAGTGCCAGTTCACCACCTTTGCCAAATATAACATTTGAACCATTTGTTTTTGGTGATGTTACAAGCGGCATCAATTATAATAATGGAGGCAATTATAATCCATCTACCGGAGTTTACACCATACCAACAAATGGTCTTTACTCCTTCAACTTCACAATGGATTATTTCATTCAAGGAGTATTCAGTTCCTTTTACACAAATTACTTTTTCATCACAATGGGATTCAGACATTATGATTCAACCAATGTCTTGAAGTTTCAAAGTGGTCAAACCTTTACCTATGGGGCAGTACCACCAATTGGAGTGAATCAACAAAGCAATGTGGATGTGGTTATTGATGCCGTTGCCGGTGATTATATACAAGTTATTTTATCAGTTGCTTATGATAGTAACCTACCATTCTTCAATACTGAAGGAGTCTTTATCAGACAAAATAGTTTCTTTGAATGCACTGGAACACCAAGTGGAGGCTTGACTCCTACAACTGGAACAAGGCAAACCAAGAAATACTTTTTTGAATTCAACTATGAAATCCCCGAATCCGATTGGTTAAATTTGACGAAGAACATTACCAAGACAATCCAATTTGAAAAGGATGGAATCATTCGTTATGGATGGATTGAGAACATCAAAAGAAATGATTGGACTGGAATAGCAAACATTAAACTCATAACATCCAATGCCACTTATACACAATAAACACCAACCATTCTTTCCCGACCCCGATTCACCAAACAACTACAATTGTGGTACTGAAAGGTATTGCCATCCATTGAATGGTGGTGACACTTTTATGACTCAATTTTATCAGACTCCTTGCAATGACAATGAGATTCTTGACCCGGAGTTTGATGACTATTCATTGGGTGCTGAATTGACTGACAATGGGGATTTCATTTCAACAAGTTTGAATCAATGGAATAGTGGTGCAACTCCATTGTCCACAACACTTGGAGTGCTTGTCAATGGATGGACTGGTGCAAACCCAACAAGAGTGGAACATATTAGTGGTTATACCGATTCATTGAATCAAACATCTTTGGGTTTTGTTGTTGGTGAGGCTTATCAAATAACCATAGAATTCACAAGAACAAGTGGAAGCATTGAGGTTGTGCTTGGTGATGGGGTTGAAGAAACAAAGAGTGGAGCATTGGAAGTTGGAGGCACATATACTTTCAACCTAATGTACTTGGACAATTTCAATGACATTGTGCAAGTAAGACCAACTACTGACTTTGTGGGTTATGTGAATTCAATTAGTGTCAAGCAAATCAATTATGATTATTGGGTTGCGAATGGTTCTTGGACTTTTGATAATGGCTTTGCTTGTCATATTGAAGGGACAATTGGAGACTTGGTAGATACTGCCCCAAATTACATTGATGCCGGTGGTTATTATGTAGCATCAATTACCGTTTCAAGTTATGTCCAAGGCTCAATTAATTTATTTGTTTCTGACATATTGGTTGGAATAATTTTCGCCAATGGCACTTATACCTATTATGCATTTCCATCATTGAACGGAACAATGAAGGTGGAGGCATCAAGTGACTTCATTGGATGCATTAGTTTGCCTTCAGTCTATGAGTTGAGGGATGACTATACTGCATTCATTATTGATGAGAATGGCAACCAATATGATGTTTCAAATTATATTGAATATTATGAGCAATATGTGACATTGAAATTTGACTTTGCTACCGTTGGGAATTATGAGTTACCAAGTGGATGTTATAGTGTCAAGATGTATGACCAATGTATTATTCAAAGTGATAATCTTGTTTGGAATGGAGATTTTGTTGATGGCTTTACTGATTGGTATAAGAATAATGGGAATGCCCCATATAGCATCACTGGTGATGAGTTGACCATAACATTTGACCCCTTTAGTTATGGCAGTACCAATTTCATAACAAACGGAGATTTCAGTAGTGGAACTACTGGATGGACATTTGGAACTGGATGGTCATTGGTTAGTGGAAAAGCAAGACATACTCCCGGTAATACTGCGACTTTAAGTCAAACATTAACATTACCCACACCACCACTTCCCGCAGTTGGTTATAATTACTTTGTAAAATTCACTATTTCAAATCATACCATTGGAACGGTTAATATTGGATTGGGTACTGGTTCAAAAGTATACGGTGGAAATGATGATTTCATTATATTCTTGCCTTCCGGTGCTTCTGGAAATGTCAATTTAACCATAACACCTTCAAGTAATTTTGATGGTGATATTGATGATTTTGGAGTTATAATAGTTAATTTATCATCCTCAATATTATTGAATAACAAGATTCAACCATTAATAACTCCGGGAACATATCAAGTTGAATGGGATATTATTTCATCTACATTATCAAATATTAGAACAAGAGCAGTTTTAGTAGCAGCTCAAGGAAATGTGCCTTTACAAAATACGGCTGGTTCTTATAGCTATACTCAAACATATACTCAAAATGGTAGTTATGTTCAAATCCTTGCTGATTTTACAAAAACCAATTCTTTTTCATCAAATGTTTATGGAACAAAAGGCTCAATTACGGTAGATAATATTAGTCTTAAAAAAATAGAACCTTTTGAGGCTACCTATGAAACTGAATGTCTTTCATACAATGAGAATGGATGGGATAAGACCAAGATGATTGTGGCTTGGTGTGACCAACCTTCATTTGGTTTTGAGTTTGCCAATACTGGATTCAAGTTGCAACAAAGGGCATTGATACGATCCATCAACCCAACCTATCCAAATCAAAAGAACATCCAACAAATGGGTAGTGGAAATGCAAGGATGGTTTATGCAGAGATTGAAAAATATTGGGAATTACATACCGACTTTGCCTCTGAAACATTCCACGATGCTATGGCAGTCCAATTGAGTTGTGACCATTTGCAAATTGGAGACACACAAGGAAACGGAAAAGAATACATAACCAATGGTGATGAATACATACCAAGTTGGCAAGGTGATGGAACATATAGTTTGGCAACTGCGACCTTTGAAGTTAGAATAAAAGAAAAAGGTCAGATATTCAATAGACACATTTAATGATTATATTTGCAACAAGGTGTCAAAGTGGGTGAGACAAAAAGTAATCCCTTAACCAACTTAAAACAACTTAACACCAAAATCTCTTAAAAAAATGGGATGTCTTAATTACAATTGTGCTACTCTCACCGAACACGAAGTAAGCACCTTGGCTTGTAAAGGGCCGCGACCAGCCGGTATTTCTTCAGCCGTATTTATTCTTTGTTCTTCTACTCTTGTTGACCCAAGTGATGGAACTGAAATCAATGCTCTCATTACTTCCGGTGATGCGAAGTTGGTTGAGAACATTCGTATGGGTTTAGGTAGTGGTGAAGTAACACAATCACCAAAGGTGACTGCTTGTGGTCTGCCACAAACTCTTTATGTGACCTATAGTGGTAACATTACCGACTATTCTTTCAACCAACAAAATATGGAGTTTTGGACAACCTTGACAAGTGGTTACACCATTAGTGGAATCATTGCAAGGCTATGCCCAAAGAGTGGCTTTGATGACGAGTCATTGTGGATGGATGGTGAAGTTTCATTTAGTGGTTCACCAGTCATTGCTGACACCGATGAAGAAGCTGCAAATTTTGCAATTACCTATCAATACAAAGGAACGGTTTCTTTGATTCCAACACCTACTGGAGTATTTAGTGCATAAAAATTTTGAATGGATAAGGGGATTATCCTACTTGCTTTCGGAAAGAGAGGTTATGGGTTTATGGCTTATAACCTCTCCCTTTCCATTAAGCATTATACTCCAAACCTACCCATCCATTTAATTGCAACAAAAGAAGTTTTAAAGGAAGTAACTGACCATTCAGTTTTTGATAGTATTGAATGGTTGGAAAGTGTGCCAAGTGACCCCGGTCTTTTCAAGGCTCAAATAGGAAGAAACCTACCATTTGAACATAATCTTTTTTTGGATGTTGATGCCATAGCATTGCAATCTCTTGAGCCATTATTTCAAAGGCTAATTGATAGTGATGTGCATTATGCTACTTACATCCACGATGTTTATGACATCAACTCACCCAACATCTTGCCAATGATGTTTTGGGCATATAGGGAAGACATATGGCAACACTATGGCTTTGATGCCAACACAAAGTTTCCGGCAACACAATCAAGCATCCAATACATTAGAAAGTGTGCCAAGACTAATGAGCTTTATGACTTATTCAATGAGGCTTTTGCCAATCCGATCCCATTGGAAAGGTTAAGAAATAAGTGGGGTGGTGGTCAACCGGATGAACTATATTTAAATGTCGCTCTTGCCAAGCAAGGTGGCTTCAATCACATAGGACAAGACTCCATTTGGTTTGGCAATGATGGTTCACGCAGACCACACGAACTTGTTTACTCTCATTATTTGCTTTCCTACTTTGGATATAGGAATAACATTAGACCAATCTATTGGGAGTATTATGATAAGGTCTTGCAAAAGATGGCAAGTGCCAAAGGAATGAGGCACATTTTCAAAAGCCATCTACTGAAAGGTGATAAGATTGCAAATGTTCAAAATGATAGGACTAAAAATGCAAGGTCAAACATTGGAACAAATTTGATAAGACCCGATGCCAAGAAATATTCAAAGGGAGACAAACGCATTATTCTTTTTACTCATTATTATGAGCAAAAATTTTCAGACCGACAAAGGGAATTAAGAAAGGTTATGGAGGCAAACATTAATTGCCCATCCATTGACCTCATTGTTAACCTTGGAGTGCCTTATTCAAGTCATAAAGTGGTGAATATTGAATATGAGAGACCTACTTACGCAGACTTTTGCAAGGAGGCACAAAGGATTGATGCAGATTTTTACATAATTGCCAATACTGATGTCTATTTCACAAGCGAGATTGAGCAAATCAATGAACTGGAAATGGATGGAAAGGCACTTTGCTTGTCAAGATGGGATGTTCAATCCAATGGTTATGCCAAGCTATTCAATTATGAGTGGTCACAAGACACTTGGATTTTCAAGGGCAAACCTCCATTGATGGAAAAGTGTGATTTCACAATGGGACTTCCGGCTTGTGACAATAGATTTGCATATGAACTTGCACAAAAGGGGATTCAACCAATCAATCCATCATTGAGCATCAAGACTTATCACTTGCATATAACCAACAAAAGAAACTATAAGGAGCAAGATAGGTTACAAGGTCAAGTGATGCCAGTACAAGTTGAAGATTGGTCAAAATATAGAAGAAAAAAGTTGTTGATTCATCAGCCGGGTAAGGTTGGTGACATCATTATTTGTTTACCCATTGCAGAGCATTACCACAAGTTGGGATGGATCGTTGAATGGATGTGTCCGATTCAATATCATTCACTTTTTAAATATGTGGATTATGTCAAACCGATTGTTTCAAAGGTTTCTGCTTACGATAAAGTCATTGATTTGTCTTTTGGAATCATTACCAATAGTGAAGTGCATAGGTTGTGGCTCAAGCAAAGGAACAATCTTGATTCGTTTGTTGAACTTAAATACCAACTTGCTTCAGTACCTTTATTGGAATGTCGCAATCTTAATTATACACGGAATGTACACTTGGAGAATTCTCTTTATACTGATTTGGGGTTGGATTCTATCAATGATTATATCCTTGTGCATAGTGGTAGTGATTATGGTTCTTCCATTGATGTTTCTTCTGACAAGACTATTGTTCATTTTAAACCAATTGAAGGCAAGAACTATCAGATTTTTGATTGGAGAAAAGTGATTGAGAATGCTTCAGAGATTCATTGCATAGATAGTTCATTATGTAACTTTGTAGATAGCCTCCCATTTACAAGAGGTGAGTTGCATTATTACATAACCGACAAAGTGCCTCACAAATCTGACCGTACTTTGCTCACAAAAAAATGGTTGGTCTATGATTTGGTATGAATTCAATATAAGCATCTATGACCAAAAACTTGAAGACCTTGGTGTCTCAACATATAGGAATGCCAAGGCAATGGTCAACTTGAATGACATCCAACATTTTTCCCAAACCTACATTCACGATACTGACACCGAATGCACATTGATAAACTTTGTAAATGGAGATTCAATGGTTGTCAATGAATCATATGACCAAGTAAAAAGGATAATGAGATGCAAATAGCACAACACATAATGCCCAATGGAATGAGTGCAAAGGCTGAATTCTGCTTTGCCATAACTGAACTTATAAGGAATTTCAGACTCAAAAAAATTGTGGAGACTGGAAGTTATATGGGTGAAGGCACAACCAAAGCCATAGCCGATGCAATGCTTGGAGATGAAATGGTTTATTCCATTGAAGTAAATCCAAGATACTATGAGATAGCAAGAAAGAAACACAAGAACACAAGCATCAATTTCCTACTTGGCTTGTCAGTTAAAAAACCATTGTTGCCTACTGACTTCACTTGGGATGTCCCTTCAAACATTGTCATTGACCACCTTGACCATAATAGGGAAATACTTTACAAGCAAGAAGTGAGTTTCAATGTGCCGGACAATATGCTTGACTTTGCATTGAGCAAAATGAATTACCAACCCGATTTAGTGATATTGGATTCAGCCGGTCATATGGGATTGGTTGAATTCAAGGAGTTGATGAAACTTGCAGAAGCACCTTTCTTTCTTGCCTTGGATGACACCAATCATATCAAGCATTATGAAAGTGTAAAGTTGCTTGAGGCAATGGATGTGGATTTGATATTTGAAACTGAAGAAGGCTTTGGCAGTAGGATTTATTACATTAAATGAGATACGCATTCACCATAGTGTTCAATGGTAAACACCATTTGTTGAATCAAAGGTTCATTGACCTTATGGTTGGATCGTTTGACAAATGGATTATTGTGGAAGGTTTTTCTTCCAATGGTGGTTCAACTTCTTGGTGTCATAACTTGAACATCCAAAGGAATTCAACTGATGGCACATTGGAACTTCTTGCAGAGTTAATGGAAAAGCATTCAAACATCATTGTTCATTCAAGAAAGAATGGTTGGAAAAGCAAAGATGAGCAAGTGAATAAGTCAATGGAGTTGTTGCAAGGCAGTCCAAGTGGATGGCTATGGCAAGTTGATGTGGATGAGTTATGGCAAGAAGGTGATTTTGCAAAGGCAGAATCAATGATGGAACAAGATGTTTCAGTTGCCGGTGCTTTTCAGTTCCATCATTTGCTTTGCCAAGATTACAAGGGAAGGCAATTGGTTGGAAAAGGTGAATGGGGTAGCAATTGGCACACACGATTGTGGTGGTATGAAGGTCAAGATTTCATAAGCCACGAACCTCCATTGATGAAAGGTCAGAAAACCATCAAGCAACTGCCTCAAAAGTATCACCACTATTCTTATTATTTTGAGCAAGATGTTCTTTTCAAGTCCAAATATTACAAAGGTTATGCATCTTTGTATAGGAATTGGATAAGATTGCAGAAGAAAGCCTTTAACTTTCCCATAAGCACAAGGGAATTGTTTGGCAATTCAAGTAGTATTAACCATAAGAATTCAACCATTACCCACTATGAAAGTTTGTAAGCCGTGCCAAGGTGGTAGACCAAGACCCACCATCAAACCTAAACCAAAAAGTTAAGATGTTAACTCCAGAATTCATATATCAACTTGTCACTTCAGTAGTGGACAAGAAGAAGTCAAGTGCAAAGACCAAACCAAAATTGGGAAGTCAATGGTCTAATGCAAGTGTTGATGACAATCATTTGCCGGAGTATTACCAAGGCTATACCTTGGCAGTAAAATGGTTGCAACAAATAAAGGTTCACGCACAAAAGGGAGTTTATCCTTACGCATTGTTTGAAAAACAAGCTCCCAATCAAACTCCTATGGAGGCTGAATATGTTCGTGCCAATTACAAGCAGACAACCATACAAGTGTTCAAAGATATGGTTGACACATATGGCAGAGCATACCACGAAAACAACTGGAGCATTCAATTCACTCCCGATGCCGACCAATATGTGAATTCAAGTCAGACCCTACAACAATACATTGACCAAGACTTTCCGGAATATGGATCGTTGGACAACTTTGTTTTCACCTTTCTGCCTCCTTTGAAAATGATGGATGCAATGGGAGTGGTTGCAGTTATGCCATATGAGATTCCAGTTATTGAAAAAGATGGTGAGCAAATCATAGACCCCGACCAACTTGTTGAACCATTCACCAAGTTCTACCATACAACAAGAGTCTTGGCTTATGCACCGGAGTATTGTGTTATTGAGTCAGAAGAATTGTCTCCAGTAGATTACAATGGTAAGGAGATATATGATGGATTGGTTTTCTACATCTTTGATGAAGAATGGATTTATAAAGCCATTCAAGTAGGTAAGAAAGTTGACTACACATTTGAATTGGTTGAGTGGTTTAATCATAATACCGGTAAACTTCCAGTCAAAAGAGTTGATGGTATAGCCATTCAGATTGATGAGACAATGATGCAACAAAGTCCATTCCTTTATGCTACTGACATATTGGATGAGGTGCTTTTGGATAGTGCATTGTTGAGAGGCATCAAACCAACTTGCACATATCCTTTTAGGGTAATGGTTGGTGAGTATTGTGAATTCAGCATAAGGGACAATGGAGAGCAGTTGGTTTGTGACAATGGCTACCATTATAGAAGTGATGGCACAAAGTCAATGTGTCCGGAGTGTAATGGGACTGGTGCAAAAGATAGGGTTTCACCTTATGGAACTTTATTAATTAAGCCACAAAAAGGAGCAAATCAAGGAGACACCGTTTCACCGGACAAGGCAATGTACTATGCAAGTCCATCAGTTGAGACACCAACTTTCCTACGCAATGAGATTGCCCAAGGGATGGCAATGGCTTATGATATTTTGCATCTAAAGAAAACCGACAACAAGGTTCAAGGTGGTAGCAATATGACTGCTACCGAAGTTGCTTCTGACCAAAAGAGTTTGATTGCCGGTATCAAACAAAACTGCCTTCAGTTATTTGATATGTATGAATGGTGCATTGATATGATTGGCTTGATGCGTTATGGTGTCAATTATAGAAAGCCAGTCATCAAGAGACCAGTCAATTATGACTTCTATATGGAGTCAGATTATATGGCTCAAATAAATGAGGCTATCATTTCAAAGCAACCACCTTTTGTAATTCAGTCCATCATTTATAAGTATTT